TTTCTTTGAGACCGGCTATAGCAGCTTTAGCCTGAAGCTCAAACTTAAGTTCTTGAGGCAAACTTGCTAACCGAAGCTTCATTTCTTCGGTTTCAAGGCCCATCTGTTCAGTCCGTTTGCGCGCTTGTTCTAATTCTTCAACCATAGTTTGGTACTCAATAGGCCAAGATTCTTTGGCTTTCTGCAGGTTGAAGTCGTCTTGTTTGGCTGCAATTGCCAAACGAGTAATAATGTTTCGCGTTTCCTCGTTTTCCAGCTCAGCAGCAGTAATCTTCAGAGGTAACAGTTTTTTTGCCTCTTCATTGCTAAGTTCTATGCCGGTAATCTCGGCTAATTGTTTCTTCAACTCTCCTTCAAGAAGTGCTCTGCCGCGTTCAGTCCGGAATTGAATATTCTCGGTCTCTGCCATCATTTTCTGAACACGGGGTTGCAACAACGTAGCTATTTCCTCTGCCTGTTGCCGATTAAGATTAGCCCGAGACATAAGCACAGCAACCGTTGCATCACGGATAGCATTCTCTGTCGCTGTCTCTGCTTCTAGTTTGGCCGTCCTGGCCCTGGTTTCGGCTATAATATCAGGCAAAGTGTCTAATATCTTCTTCGTCTCTGCCTGTTTTTGTTCGGTGCTTGCTTGTTCGCCCCATATCTTGGCTTGCAACAATTCATTTTCAAGTTGCCGTTGTTCATCAGCGTGTTCGTTAACCCAATTCTGATAAGCTATTCTTGCTTCGTTCAATTCGGCTTCTGAAGCCATCAACTCTTGCCTGACACCTTCGGTTACCGTCTTGGCCTTAATCAATCCTGTTTCGGCTGCCATTTTGTTAACCGTAGGCTGTATAAGCGCAAGCACCTTCTGTGCATTGGCTTCATTCAAACCAGCTTCGCTCTTGAGCACATCCAGAATTACCTGGCGTTGTTCATTTTCGGTTAACGTTTTGGCTTCGGTAAGAGCAGTTCTCGCTCTCATCTCAGCCAGTATTACGGGCAGTGTCTGGAGGATTTCCTGTGTCTTAGCCTCTTTTTGTTCAGCACTAGCACGGGTATCGAATATTTGCGCCTGAAGCAACTCATTTTCCAGGTCCCGTTTAGCTTGAGCGTTAGCTGTCTCCCATTTCTGGTACGCTGTCTTCGCAGCAGCCAGGTCGGCATTAGCATACTTGAGTGCTGTAGAAGCTTTGGTTTCTTCAACGCCGGCCAGCGTTTTTGCAAGATTAGCTGCTTGCTGATCGACCCAAGTCTGGAACGTAGCTTCCATACGCCCTAGTTCCTGTTCGGCAATACCAGCGTCAGCAGCAGCCTTGCGAATTGCTTGCTCTATCTGCTGTTTGATTAGTGGTAGAAGCTCAGTCTTTTCCTTGGCCGTTGCCATTTTGACAGCTATATCAGCCTGCATTGCCTGAAGATACAGAGGCAGCGATTCTGTCAACTGCTGTGCTCTGGCCTCGTCTAATCCTGCTTGGGCAGCTTTTGCAGCAATTTCTGCTTGTATCTTCTCTTTTCCAAACTGCCTTTCAAATTCAAGCTCAAGATTCTTAAGCTCATTCTCAGTCATCATTCCTGCCTGCTTTAGAGCTTCAGTGACAACTTTTGCCTTGGTGTATTCCACCTCTGCTTTAGTAGCATCTGTATCGGCTGCCAGATTCTCTATCTGTGCATTTCGCAGATTGATAATGCTCTCAAGATCTTTATCCTTTCTATCAGCCTCACGCAGATCCAAAGCCATATCCTGAACAACCTTAGCAATCTCTTGTTCTTTGGCTTTTAGTTCCACGGAATTGAGCTTGTCAATCCAAGGAATTTCAGCTGCAATCTTCAGACCACTCTGCCAGTCCTTGTAAGCACCTGCTACTTTGTCTACGAATTGTCCAATTGCTTTAAGTTCTTCCGGAGTAATGGTTTCGCCATATTGCGACATATCAACGCCAAACATGCTTAAGAACGGAGCTATTTTAGCCGTCTCGATTGGTTGCCCTGCTCTTAGAGCGTCAGCAATGTCTTGGCGTATCTTATCTACAGTAGCATAGGCCTGCGCAGCTTGAGCTTCACGTAGCGTGCCCGTCTTTTCTGCTTGAATTGCTTGAGCTATATCAAGAACACCAGAGGTAATATAATCCCATACTTCGCCAGAAAAGCCCTCATCAGGTATCTGTTCCAAGATTTCATCTGGGAAACGCCCTGCCAACGCAGCTTTTGCAATATAGCCAGGCACACGGCCATTAACATCTGCTAGTCTTTTTGCCAGCAATCCAGAGTAATATGGCGTCCTGGCAAGAGCATTATATATTTCTGCTTCGCTAGGAGTTATTTTCTCTGGCAACTCGATTCCAAACATCTCTGCATATGGTTGAGATGCAATGGTTGCTTGTTCTGGAATATTACCTGCTTGTCCCCATACTTTCTGAATTATAGGTGAAGCATATTGCCAAGGAATATTCCCTTCGATGTTTAAGCCTTCAGGCATTTTACGGTTTGTCATTGCAAACAAAGTTTCAACCGGGATACCTGTTTCTTCAATCGTTTCCTTAGCATTGGGGATAATGTTAGGCAAAGCGCTCCAGGGGACTAACCTGCTGGGATCCATTCCTTCTGGTACTTGCATACCTCGCGAAGCATATATTTCGGAAAGCGGCGCGTACTGTGCTTGCAATTGCTGTTCTATTTTCTGCCTGTTGTACTCTTCAAGTTGTTTTTGCCAATTCGCCCGTTCCTGCTGCTGTTTCAACCCCTGCATAGCCTGAAAAGCCTGCAGAAAACTCTGCAGGCCAGACGCAGCAGCTTGTCCCCAATATGGATAATTAGTAGCCATTACGATTCACCTGCTTAAGAACCACTCATTTGATTGCCCAGCCAACGTCCTACTAAATCTCCTATCCACGGTGAACCTAACAAAGCTCCCAAACCAGTACCAACAAAGTTAAGCCATCCCTGCCTATTTCTCATAGCAGCTTCTCTCTGCCAGTCTTGGTTTTGCCACTGTCTCTGCAGTTCGGCCATTCGTCTCTGCCATTCAGCCTGTCTCTGCCATGCCTGGGTGTTCCATTGGTTCTGTAGCTCAGCCATCTGCCGTTGCTGGTCCCAGCCGCCTCGTGTGAGCGCGTTCTGCATAGCCACTTGCATGGCGTTCTGAATGGCGTTTGTGTTCCCTTGCTGTGCCTGCAATGCTATGTTAGCCCTGCTTCGTGCTAAAGCATCAGCAAGCGTCCTGTCATAAGCTCCGCTATTCCACATACCACGACGGTTAAACTCTTCTCGCAACGTATTGCCTATATCCTGCGCAGCCTGATTATAAGCTGTTTGTTGCCATTGCTGGCCGTAAGGAAGATTGCGTCCTTGTAACCAGTTATACACATTCTGTTGCCACAGGTTGTTGAGGTTAGGCATGTTGTCACCTACTTCCATTCCCAAACCTTGTAATAGAAAGTTGCATCAGAACCGGTGTTTTGTATCCAAAGAACATCATCACCGGTAGCATTCCGAACAATCCAAGCGCAAGTTGCCGTTTCTTCATATCCTTGAGTTACATCTCCACCGTCGGGAATATATACCGAAAACATATATTGCCGGTGTGTTGCAGCACCACTTTGAATAATAACTGCTTTTGTTGCACCACCACTTACTGAAGTCGAACTATTCTGGACAAGAACCCATTCTTTACCGTCAACTTTATCTGCATCAAGACCGCTTCCAGAGCCATCATTTGCTATCATTATCCCTGAACGAGATACTTCAAATACACTAGCAGTAGTTCCATCGGCTTGCGTAGCAAGAATAGCGAAAACATCTCCGTCATCATTGGCATTTATCTTGAAAACAATTGAACGATTAGCAGGGCCATAAAAAACGTGTGCTTCCTTACCTAAGACAGCACTAGTCTCATAGCCACTTAAACTGGTATTTCCATGTTGAAGTACAACTTGTCCACTAACCGTTCCACCACTCGCCAAAGACAACTTGGCATCAGCAAGTTTAGCATCTGTTACAGCACCGTCAGCTATCTTGACAGACGTAACCGCCGAATCCTCAATTCCTGCTGTCGGTATCGGGTTTCCGTTGCTACCACCCGAATGGTCATGCCCAGTATCGTCAAAAAGTATCTTGCTTTCTTGAATGGCTGCCGTTGCGCTAACATTGGCATCCTCAATATTGTTTACACCATCACGTAGCGCCTCAAAGTTTTCATTTATCGGTGTCGGGTTTAATGGATCACCAACATTGATTGTATGAGGTAAAGCTACTGTGCTCATGCCAACCGCAACCTCCGTTCAATAATCTGAGCTAACAAGCCATATAACGTGAACGAAGCACTATCGTCATGTTCAATCTTAAACTGCACTGTTCGCCCTTGTATCTTCGGTGGCAATGAAAACCCGTAGGATAACGCGCTCGTATCTCCCCAGGTTGTTCCATCACCCCAGGTTATGTCTGGATCTCCCCATGTGGGAATTTCACCAAGCAGGGCAACATCTTTGTGATAAACAGCCCGAATCCCATCAACATAAGTTGAAACAGTCAACGTCCCCCCCAATGCTTCTGCTTCAAGATGAACCTTGCGCACCATTTTTTCTGCAGCCAAGGTCGGGCCAGTAAACCGTTTCGTCCAAACATAAGCATTTATGGCCTTTCCATTGTCAGTCGTTCCGGTGTCTTGCTTATCAACATAACCATCATAACTTCCCGAATAAAGCTCGTTATCATCACCCGGCCCTGTCCAGCTACAAAGAGCAGATACAGACAACCCGTATCTAGTCCACGTCCTTGTTTTAAAATCGAAAACGAAAATCTTATCGTTAGTCCCTGAACCATCTTCGGATACGGCCAAGAAGTATCTGTTTTTGTTTATGGCTGCACAAGCATCGCTGACATTTGCAGCGTCCAAAGAAGCCTGGATTTTGCCTCTGGAAAGGTTTTCAAGACGTTGCCCGTCCCAAGATATAACCCCTTCGCTAGAAAGCCATATAAGACGTCCCTGGTGCTTCACAAGAGTCCCGGGTGCTATGCATCCAACACCAGGGAACATTACATCATATGTCCAGGTTGTGGGATCTCCGCCACCAGTATAGAGCGCTTTTACAACATTGTTGTGAAACACCAAAACCATAGGGCCAAAAGAAGCAAGTTGAGTAATAAAATCGCCTTCCGCAGCCGCCTGCACGACATAGTTGTTTACCGGCCAATCTTCTTCATCGCCAAGTTCTGAATAATAAATCATGTGAGGATTAGAAGGCGTTCTGGCTCCGAAGATACGGTTATAATGGGCCACCACAAACTGCATTCCATCTGGTGGGTCGGTTTTAGTACCGTTGACATCTTTGATAACCTCTACGGTTGTGCCATCATACCTGAGAAGTGGATCGGCTTCCTGAGCCATGAACAGGTAATCGCGCCAGGTGGCGAAATCGTAATGCTTGCTTCCCGTTGTTTGAGTGTGAATTATTGAACCTGCACCTGTGTTTTCATCGACAGTCTGTATTGTCGAAGCAAGCACTGCTATCAGTTGTTTTGTCCCATTGCTCTTATAGTACCGATGCAAATTGTATACTTCTTCGGCAGCAAGTGCTGTTGATGTCAATCTGGAGAAACCAGGACGTTTCTTTACAGCTCCTGTTTCGTCAAACACCACGTTTTCACAATCTGGTGTTTCGTTGTCTTTGATATGAAGAGGGGAACCACTAGTATTAAGGCCCCCCTCAAAACTCGGTGTTATAATGAATTTCCTTCGGGCCATTAAATCAGCCCCCTACGGCGAACGTCTAATAACACGCCACTGTCCTGCCCTGCTTCCACGACGACGCCTGGATTGTTTTAACTGCTGCAACTGCACTTTTTGCCAATACATACGCTCAAACTCTTGTGCTTTTCGTTCATATTCCGGCTCTTCAAGTAGTGCTAAAGCCACAGCTTTAAGAACAACCAATTGTTCTTGATCACCAGGAACAACTAACTGAGAATCATCATTAACAAAATCAGCAGGTTCAGCCACGTAGTCAAGATAAACTGTGCAGGGTTCAGTAGTTGGCGTTGGATACAGCCTAATATATCTCGGCACTGGTTCCAACCAATGCGTAGGCGTATCTGCTGTTTTTGTCTGCCAGGTGTTGCGGTAAAGCCTGTTAAGCTCGGCCCTGTCAGTAGGTTTTAGATCTCTGTTCTGATAAACCACATTCAAGATACGCAGACAATCATCAGGATAAGCAGTTGAGCCAGTGACTTCCAAACTTTGCGACACTTTGACGTAGCTTTCCATATCACTGGCTACTGCTTTGTGAGCATCATCAACTACGTTGTCCAAATCGTTTACATCAGCATAAAAACCCGTGCTATCAGTTTCTGCAAGCAATCTTCGCACACGAGTTTTAAGTTCGCCTCTCGTCATAAATCATCAACTCAATTCGCCCTTAGCCTGGTGCGATTTCAAATGAGCGATAATACCAACCTTTGCACTTGAAGGTTCTCTTTCAGGGCATAGCTTGCACTGAAACTTTCCGTCCTCTGTCTCAGTGTAGTACTTCTCCCAAACAACATCGTCCTCAGCTTCCTCGTCGTTTTCATCTGAAGTTTCAGTTTCCGTCTCAGTTTTTGTTTCTGCTTTGTTTTGCTCGACTAATGCTCTGCCACGTTCTAACATTTCAGCATTTACTACACCGCGACGCATTTCTTGCCGGACAGGTTTAGGATTTGTGCCTAAACCTTCTTCGACAAATTTGTTGCCTCCATTAGCAAAATTCCCTGGATGTTTTCTAAGCCAGGCAATCATATTAGGATCATTGGTAACAAATCGTCCGTCTCTAAACCTCGCTTTAACACCAGGTGTAAAAACCGGCACACCATCTGTTATCACACGTCTAGAAGGTTTCATTACCAATGTCAGCCCAGCATAACTAGAAAGAAACCTTGCCATATAGTTAATACCTCCAAGTTGTAAAAAAAGGTGGCCCACAAGGGCCACCATACCATTACTACGCAGCATCCACGTTGTAGATGTATCCGTGAGTTTTCTCAAGCCGTAGTTCAAGGCCGGCTTCGGTAAACCACTCATCTACAACAGCATCTTCGTTGTTCGCCTGGATTTCAGTGTTTAAATGGGTATCTCTACCACGAAGAGGTCTGTAATACAGGTTCGCCAGATCAAGTGCTATCCCATAATAGCCATAGGTAGCATCTTTAAGCAGGTGGTGTTTAGTAATTAACAGCTCACCATGCGGCGAACGATACCTCAACAACCTGAGACCATAAACCTGATCTCTAGGTACAGTCTCAAGTTTATCTTTGCCCCAGGCGTTGATTATAGAAACCAACCGCGCCGAAGCCAGCAGAATCTTGGTAGAACTTCCATCAGGAGCAGAATACCGGAATACACCTTCCAGCCATTCATCAAATTCTGTCTCCGTTAAAGCTCCACCAGCATCAGTTACGTTTGTTGAAAGCCAGGCAAGCACTCCTCGAGTAGTTCTGCGTGGATGTGTGCCTGAAGTATCTTCGTATCTTTCGCCAAACAAGAACGACTTCTCAATTTCTACAAGATGCTGTATACCTCGGTAAGCCCGTTGGTTGGCGCGTTCGTCAGGGCCATAATACCGTTCAGCAGCCGCTGTCCCGGTTACACCAATTGGAGTCCGGAAAATCTGCGTAAAGTTATACTGCAAAGTTTCCGTCCTGGTATTAATGTCCCGGCTGGTAGCGCCTTCTTCATTGGCATTACCGATGATATACAGAGGATCATTGTCTACAAGAGCAGCAGCAGAAGTTTCGCCAAAACCACGAACAACAGTTAGAGTGTTATTGCTAATAGCCGTAACCAGCATACACTCTCCGGTACGCGGCACCTTAACCACGTCGCCAACAGTAAAGTAAGAGCCATTGTCTACGACAAGACTGGTATCACTATCTGCATAGCCGGCACCATTGTTAATAGCATCAGTCTCAGGCGGCCTTTCGCCTTCATGCCATTGGAACTTATGGTTGTTCGTAGTTTTCTTGCGAAGTTTCTTAAGCAAAACAGTTAACGGCGCTGCTTCAGGTTCAAGTTCAACTATCTCATCAGCCATTTCCACCCTAACACGGGTAGAAACGTAGTCATCAGTACCTACTATTCCAGTTGCAGTAGCAAACATCTGTAGATTCATCTTTCATACCTCCGCTAGATAGCGGCTATAAGAGAGATGCCCTTCTGCGTTTGGCTGCTGCCAAAATACTTTCGCGTATCCTGTCTGCTTCAGTTTTCGGGGCTTCTGTCTCAAGCCGCTGGTTAGGATTAGTACCTCTACCGGAGGAACCAGCAGCCAAAGACCTAGCAAGCTCTTGGCGTCCAGATGTCACCCCCTGCTGATGTGCTGTAGCCGTCAATTCTGCTGCTTTCATTCCCTTGGCAGCATTATAAAGAACCTCCAAAAATCGAGGCCCCATAGTCTGAACAAGCATAGGCCCAGCTTCGCCCATTTGTTCAAACACTTCCGTCATCGTAGGTTCAAGCAGCTCAAAATCTTCGTACTGTGCTCTCATTTGCTGAAGCATCTGGCTTGTCGCCATCTGGCTTGTTACCTGTGATAATGGCCCCAATGCTTCCTGCAACAAAGCTTGAGCACGTTTCTCGGCATATTCGTTAAGCACTTCATCAGGGTTGTTGACAAAGCGCCTAAGAAGTTCTTGCTTTTGCTTTGCCTGTTCTTCCGGAGAGAGTGTTTGTTGTGGTTGTTGTGTTACGTTTGGGAACTGTTGAGGTGTTGCTAAACCAGCCTGCATGGCTTGTCCTTGACCTTGTCCCTGCTGGGGGGCCGTGGGGCCTTGCTGTAGTTGGCCAGTCATAGCTTTAAGAGTAAATTCCTGTCTTAAATCGTTATAGTATTGGTTTAGAGTATTGACATCATCAAAATCCAAGTCCGCATTCTTGCGTCCTAACCTTTGTTCTAAATTTACAATCCCTCGTACCAGTTCCGCCTTATTCTGGAATCCCCCAGCAAACTTAACCTGTTCTTGTCCTTCCTGAGAAGGGGAACTGGCCGTTTGCTTGGTTTCATCCATTTGCTGCGTGGGCTTACTTTCACCCACAGGTTGACGCTGAGCTTGGGCTTCGCCTTCACCTTGTCCGGCAGACGTTTCTTCGGCTTTAACACCCTCTGATTCGTCTGTCTCGGGGGTTAGAGCGAAGTTGTCCAAGATACTATCAGCCATGTTTTACCTCCTTACTCGCGCTCACGGCGTTTGAGAATGTCATCAGCTAAAATAAAAACACGCCGGAGATCTTTTTCTAAACCATCCAGCGTGTTAGCTGTCTCTTGTGCTTTTGCTATTTCCACGGCATTTGCCGGATCTTTGTTACGTAAATCCTTTAGTGCTCTGCGCCGTCTATCCTCAATAAATTCAACCACTATCTGCCACCCAGGTCGATTCATGATGTCCCGAAGTTCATCGGCGCGTCTCAATACTTCTTCATCAGATAGTGCCACCAGAACCCTCCTCTGCTGTTATTGGCGTCTGTGCACCCATCATTGCTGCTTCAGACCCAGAATTAGCCATTGATATTCCTGGGGCTTGTGGAGGTATTATTAGTTGCATCTCTGCTTGAATTTCTTCCAAACTGCGCAGAGCGCTTTGTATTCCATAGCTATCAGGGAATGTTGCCAACATCCGTTCTAAGAATTTATGCTCGCCGGCAATACCAAAGAGTGGATTCCCGCGCACGACAGCACTGTACATCTCAATAAGCTGTTGTCTCTGAATATCCTTACTTGCCTGCGCTTCTAAAGCAGTGCCTACGAACTTGTAATCAAAGTTACCTTGAATATCCTCAGGGGCAACAGTTAAGAAGTCCCAACCACTACCATCTTCTCCGGCTATCCGAATCACTTGCTCTTGAGACAAATACTGCTGATTCATCAAGCCGAACTGTTCAGCTATCTCTTCAAGCCCTTCCTCGCTGGAACGTTGAACAACCCATTGGAAACGCAGATTAGCCACATTCTGCAACATAGCTACCGTTGACGCCCGTTCGCCTGCGTGTTGAGGAGCGAGTCCTCTCGCATAATCATGAATACCAGTAACATCGTTCATGTTCTTTTCAAGGATCTGCTCTTCTTGTAGGCTAGGTGTCGTTGTGTCAGCCACTATAATCTGCTTCAGATATTTTTCAATATCTCCCCCTTCAACAGGAATAAGGTTGTTAGGTCTGGTAACCAAGTCTGCTGGATCTATCTTGTCAGGATCATAAGCAAACATGGCATTGATAATAAGCGAACGGTTATCAATACGCTGATTCCTGTTCGTATTCATTTCGTCCTGTAGAGCTTCTAAAAGCTCCATAAAACCCACACCATAAAATTCTCCGGGTAATGGTATAGCTCGCATTGCTCCAAAAGGTTTCTTGCCGTGATAGAATGGGTTTGGTTCATCTCTAATAACCAACTTTTCTTCAGCAAGCCAGATAACCCGATCATCTTCCCAATACTCATAAACCATTGCAGTCTTGGCATGAGCTGCCCCCGGTTTCTTGGCTTTGGCTCCAGAAACATCATTGCGATCCATACGCATGGTGTCCCAAGACCAGTTCGACTCACCTTCGCCAAGCATATCTTCCAGCTTATCCAAATTCTTGAATCGTCCCGGATTGATTTTTGCCCTAGCTTTAAGTACGTCAACGTCTATCCAACGACGCAAAATGAAGTAACGCATTTCAGGAATTGAAGCATAATCAGGATCTGGAAAACAATCCGCCAAGTCTAATGCTTCAAGCCAGGGCATATCAGTAAGAATCTGTTCTTCTGATTCTTCAACCCATTCTTCATACTTGCCAGTCTGTAGAAACCTAATCCAACGCTCTGCAGGGTTGAGTTTGCGTCTATACCTTCTGGTTCCAGCCTCAACCTTCCAGGAACACTTGAAGATACTAGTGCCGTAGATATACATGGTTCTTACCATGTCTTCATACTTTCTGACTAAATGACACTTCTGAAAATCGTAGTCAAGAAGTGTCTCCATAGGTTTGGCCCCGTCAATATCACTGGGTTCCCTTGGAAGCACTGCTACATACGGAGAATTGCTGAAAAGAGCATTTAGGTGTCTTGGGACAATGGTTTCAACCTGTGTAGTCGAATAGGGAATAAAAAGCATACTTTTAAGCAAGTTGCCATCTTCATCTCTGTCAGCATCTGTAATTTCCTGGTAAGCCCGATACTGCTTATACCACTCTTTCCAATTGTTCTTACGGCCTTCTACAACCGTTTCACTCTCTTTAAATCGGTCCAGGACAAGTTTAGCTGTTTTGGTTAGCTTTTCAGCCATGTTTGCTCACCTCAATACGCCGTTCGCTTGCCCACCTGCCTGGGCCGTTTAACTCGTCGTTTCTTGCGTTTTCTCGGCACCGGGCATTGTTTGTGCACCTGTAGCCCAATTGCTGCTGCCATAACAATGTCATCGTGTTCGCCTTCTTCAGCTTCTGGCTTGCCCTTCTCGTTACGAACAAAAGTCAAGCACTCTTGCACAAACCGTCGGCTATTCATCTTCCCTTCGAACTCGCGAATATAGGCCGCTAATTCAGCAAGCATAAGCGGCCTTGTTCGTTGACCAGTCAACCAACCTACTTTGTTTGTTTCCCGAGGGTTTTCCTCATCAACAGTTTGTCGGTGATACAGCCTCGGGTAATTAAGCTTAACCAATCGTTTGTTTGTTGCTATCCCTTGGTTATTGCTTTCAACAGCAACCCAGGCAGTATTGTAATAATGCCCTAGCTTGTTAATCTCGTCTCCAAACACATCAGGATCTATATGTCCATGCCAGACAGCCGCAACATCTAACGTCTGCCTGTTAAACACTACAGCAGCGCTATAATCGCCTTTTTCAAGCCCTTCAGCAACATCAGCGCCAATGGCATAAGGAACGTCATCCTGTGGTTGTTCAAACACTTCCAAGTATCCATCATCATTCTTAACAAATTCCTTGTCTATCACATCACCCTTAATACCCTTGCGACACCTAGCCAAATGAATCTCAAGAGCCTTGCGGTCGAAATAAGGTCTACCAGAAGTGAGAAACGCTTCTTCCGGCGTTGATGGATACTCTTGCTTGAACATCTCCTCATCGCCCATGAGCTTGTTGCGAATCGTCCATCTTCGCCAATTGAGCTGTTCAAGGTCAAGCCCATAAGCTTCCATCATTTCCTGTTCGTCATCAGTTAAACTGACTGCAAACGCTTCTTTCGCAGCATCGTCAGGAAATTCCCGCCTATATTCAGGAAGCTGAAACCACGGGATGAACACAGGAACAAAGTCGGATTCGCCGTTAACTGCTGCCTGCCACATCTTATGAAATTCGTTCCCAATACCATTGGCCGTCGATTCAATAAAAAGCATAGTTTCTGATGATTCGGGCACACATTGGGCAATAGAAGTGAATGATTTCTCAGCATCCGGCCAAAACGCAAACTCTGACAAGTGAACGTATTGGATCGTCTGTGAACGGCCCAAGTCTTCATCACCGGCAGTATCAACCTTCACTTGGGAGCGCAAACCCGGATTTTTTGGCCTTTCTACTTCATTAGGATTCTCAAACAGTAATTCGCGTTTGCTAGAATATCGTTTCATAGGCCGAAGAGGTTCCGGTTGTTCATCATAGAACAGTCTTTGTTTGGCAAAAAGTTCTTCTGAAGCATCTGTTTTATGCGCAACAATGATAGCAGTTCTGTTTTCGTGGTTAGTCACCGCCCAGTAAAACAGACCTGCAATGTAGGTTGATATACCTTCCTGCCGGGCTTTAAGGATGATAATCCGTATCGGTTTGTCTTGTGCCCTTAAATCCTCTACTACACTGTGCAATTCCCACTGCGCAGCATTAAGCTTGAAAGGCACCAATTTACCATTCTTATCCTTAATGCGCAGCTGGGAGGACATAAAAAAAGCCGGGTCATCTTTCCCCCGGATTCTTGTCTCTTGTAGTTTCACTGCTACACTGAGCGCCTCACGCTCTTCAGGCGTCAGCTTATCAACATCAATCACACGTTAGGCACACCTCCTTGAGTGTAACTAAATCTCTCTAGTTGGGCACACCCCACACGATTAAGTCTAGTACACCATTTGTAGGCGCAACCGATGCTTGAATGTTAATCTTGAGAGACTTAATACCTTCGAGATTCAGGAATTGCAAGCTATCGTGCGTATTTAGTACTGAGTATACATCGAAGTTTGCTTTTAACGTGATATCATCAGCGCCGGAATCCCAAGCAGTTCCATTCCATTGAGCAACACCACGCCCACGGATACCGAAACTGCAGTTCAACTCTTGGTCGTGTGTGTTCCTAGCTAAAACTATGATCTTGCGAAAAGGGGAAGTATCCACGTTATAAGATACCATATTCGTATCGCGTATCTGCAAACCCTCAACGACAATTATTTCCGTTACAGCTCGAATCACATGCTTTCCCTCCTAATCCTTGGCAATTAGGTTGGCACTTACGGTCCATCCTGGAGTAGTGCCTCCGGTAAATGTGGGTGTCATTTTCAATCTAGCTGCATACCCAAAATGCTTGATAGTACGCTGATAGACCACTGGCAAACTCGTGACTTCCGTACACAATGGGCTTGGAAAATCAGAACCATCGGCAATCAAGGATACTAACTGCCCAGCCTCTGCCGGAACCCACACCGGCGATGCAAACTGCTGATACACAGTCGTATTTGGTATCAGTAATTCCCAAGACACTTCAAGTTTCGCTGCTGCAGGCGCTCCAGTCAAAGCAGAAACGTAAATCTGAAACGTCAATTCCTTCGCCCAGGACCAATCGAGATCGGTATTGGGTATCTCTAACTCTTCTGTCAAGGAATACTCAGAAAGAAGAATCTGCGTCATATTCATACGAAGTACCCCCTTGCACGGTCAATATGGACCCAGGCTTGTGAATCTTGGTCAGCAGCTTCATGTGCTGTGTTGTTTACTGCCACGGAACAATTCAGGCCACCATCAAATTCGAGCACAGTAGAACTAATATAGGGTGTATACGAGGATAAATCAAACTCTTCTTCAAAAACTCGAAGGGTCTTATACTGCATGTTTGTAAGGTCTACAGTCAAAGCTATATAGACAAACGTATGCTTATTTTGGTTCCACGGCAGCAACATTGTTGAATCTGGTATATCTGCCAGTTCACCAGGGTCAACTGTTATCTGCCAGTTGCGCGGATTAGATTGGCTGGTTTCATCGTAATTATGCCAGCGCACTCGAAAGTAACAACGTTGATTATCCGAACGACGTTGAGTATCTATCCCAATTTCAATGTCGCGAGGTGACTTATCATAAGCCCCAGGACCGCTAAAATCCAGCCACAGATCAAATGTGAAATTCCCTTCTCTTGGCCTTGTACATCGTTTGATGGCACAACATCTCCCCCATGGCTCTGTATTTCGTTGCCGTCGGCCTGTTGCCAACATCAGCGAATACGGCCCTGTTAACGAAACCGGTGAAAGCGATAGTGTTCCCTCTGTACCGCCAATCGTTTGATCCAAAAGCGGTACCCAACCGCTAAAACCATTAGAAAAATCATCATCAAACAAGAAGTTACTGTCGGGATAAAACTGTGGTATTCTCCCATATATTTCCACTGGTTGCCGTCCAGCTTTATCAAGTCCTGTTCCCATTGTTTATCACCTCTTCACCAATACAAGCGGAACCCTGGTTATCTTGGGTTTAGACTTAAAACCCTTCTTCTCCGCTTTTACCGCCTCTTGTGCTTGCTGTAAGGCCCTCAACAGCGAACCATGCGACGTTTCTGCCGAAAATCCATCAGAGCCTTCCAACCGTACCGCAAACCTTCCACTGTGTTCGTCCCAGCAAACACCAACCAAGTATCCGTCAAGAGCACAATCAAGCACTATCCGGCCTATCTCCATGTCATGCTTTTCCTTTTGAGTCATTAGCTTCATCCAATCGTTGTTTCAACGCTTGCAATTCTTCTCGACTCAGTGCAGTCAGGTCAAACACTCCGAAGGTGATAGGTCTCTGCTGGCCGTCTTCGTTCTCCGTAACCACAGCCTGCTTTGGTTTACCCCACGCATGCTCAATAATGTAACAAGCAGCAGCCATCCTAGTCTTGACGTGAACAGACTTATTCCGCATGACACTTACAACATACTCAAGAGCTTCGTCACTGTAGTCACGACACTTGCGCCGGAAGTGCCCTATACCTTTAGGACAACCTTTGGGATTGCCTGACTGTCCAGGCTTAAACCGTGTAGCCACCGGAGGATTAGGGTTAGCCATTCGCCTTCACCTCACTTAACTCCATGTTCCTATAGCAAACACATTTACTTTTGGCTGCAAATCCCCGGTATGGTTGTTATGCACAGCTATCCTCGCCGAATCCGTCAGCAGATATGCTCCGCTCATATTAACGCCCACCGTCACCAAATGAACGTTATCACTTGCCAGCCCCCACGTAGTAAAAACAGCAGGAACAGCACTAAACACCTGGGGAAATGTCCACGTATAACCTGCCGTAGCACCAGCAGGAACTACTGTTGTACCATCCAGAAACTGATATTTGTGACACACCATCAGTCCGTTAGCCCACTTAACATAAGAGCCATTGGCATTGCTACCAGACTCGACAATCCCACTATTGCCGTTAATTTCAGTCTCAATCAGTTCAAAGTTGCGACTGAGAACACGTACCATCTGTGCAATCTGCGCAGGAATTCGTTTGATTAGGTTCATGTTGTCAACACGTCCTGACTTTCTTTGACTATCTGGAGAAAAAACGTTATTACGCGGGAAGACTGCCCAGGTGGGCAGTCTTTAACTTTGCAAATACCCTGAATATGTCACGAGGGAAAAATACCATTCCTCCCCAACTCATTTTAGAACCATCATAAACTCGTTTATATTTATCTAGTTCATCCAAAGAAGCACACAATACTTCGCCTGTGTTTTCTTCCAACACAAACAACCAAACTTCACAACCAGTGATGTCCTGTACTTGCCGATACGCGTTGAAGTGGCGCTTTGGAATACCGTGCTCGTACCTCTGAGTAATACGAGTATAAGTAGCTGCCGCCTTCGTCTTCACTTCGGCCCAGCGACGTATTCCTTTTTTAGAAACATCCAAATCAGGTACTGGAAACGCTTTCGACAGCCCTTGTAACTTAGGTGCTTTGTTTCCATCTTCACCGGAGTAGTCATAACTAGGGATAACATACCAGCCTTGCCGCTGAAGAAGTTCGGCAACCAACTTCTCACCCGTGCGACCCTTGCGCCATGTTTCTGTATCACGTAAAGAGGTGGATTTCGTCGCCATGTACTATCCACCCCTCCCGTTGTGTCCTTGCGAATAACTCGACTTTGGAACCAGGGCACAACTCTTCCACAAGCTGGTAAAACTCATCAGGTTTGCGACTATGTTCTCTCACCGGGCCATGCAATACTGTTGTCTGGTTTGTCAGCATTACAACAGGCTTGCCCCGAATGGCCATAAGACAATGTTCTGTCTGTCCTCGCAACCAATCCCCTGTACCCATGCGATCTTTTACCCACGTTAAGCATGTCTTGTACCGAAAACCCCATGCTTCTACAACACTAAACGCGTCAGGAAGGTGCGCATTTGTCGCCCATAACCACAAAACGGCATCATCTGCCGCCAGTTTCTGCACTGGCAAAGCACATATCTCATCCACTGTCATGCTTGGATAAGGCAACGCTGCCCGATGTGTCGGATCATCAGGCCGCTTATCATAATGCCAAGGTGGATCGGCCACGATTATCCGAAAAGGACCAGTAGGCAAAGGTGGAGGTTCTTTACGTATGGCCTCCGCTTGTTCTTGACGTTGTTTGTGCACTACAACCTGTTTGTAGGCAGCATTGATTGTTTTTTTACCAGCATCTAGTTCAGCAACAACTTTCTTAGCAGTTTCGTCGCCTTGTTTGGCGGCTTCCCAGACTTTAGCCGCCTTCTCATACGTACGCCCACTTCCCAGGCCAATGGCCTGCGCTACCTTATCGCGCGTCTTTCCTTTTTCAGATTGCTGAGTGGTGGAAATGTTTCCACCACTCACGGTTGGCAAGTTAGCCTTGCCGGCTTCCGCCTGCCTTTTTCGCGCTCTCTCGGACTCAATAGCCTTCAATTCCTCGGCCTCAGCCATCTTCTGCGAGAAGGTTTTTTCTCGTTGACGGTTAAATTCAACTATTGCCTCTCGTTCGTCTAGTTCGTTGTCATACGCAACGATCTGCACCGGTACGGTATCCATTCCCAGCGCCTGAGCCGCCCGCCAGCGTCTATGGCCGCTGATAATGGTGCCGTTCGCTTTGACGGCGAGAGGTACTAATATGCCCTGTGTTTGTATGCTTGCAATAAACCCCTGTGGCAATTCCTCATTTCCATACAGCCGCTCATTCAAAGGGTGCGCTTTCAAAGCGCTGACTTTTTTCCACAAACGCGCTCTCTCCTCTGCTTGAATTTCTCCTCTGTCGGCAAACAAAAAGGCGACGGCCAGAGGAGAAACCGTCGCCTTAACCCCCTGCCGCCGAAGCAGGGAATACAAAAAGCCCACCCTCCCGAAAGAGGGCAGGCGAATGATCTTGCTTGGCGGGTCTTGCTAGGTATATCACAAAGCACCGACCCGCGAAGTGCTTTGGTATAGTCTGTGTGGGGCCCCCGAGTGCCACAGACAACACTTGGTGGGCCAGGTTGGATTCGAACCAACGAAAACAGATGTACATTCTGTTCCCTTTAGCCACTCGGGTACTGGCCCATATAAATAAAGACGCCCTGCCGCCTACTAACCTCCGTTCCGGATGGTACGGACTTCAACGACAACGCGTCCAGGCGTCGGACATTAGCCCTCGGCCTTATTCTCGTCAGGGCAGTGAATCCTCAGACCACAAAAGCCTTAGTCCTCCAAACCGGAGAATGTTTCAGATTAACTGCCCCAAACAAAAAATGGACCCCGGGCCTCGAAGGTTTCCGGGGTACGATCCCATTTGGGGAGCCAATTTGATAACCCGGCTGGCCCCCAATGCCGGGTCGACCGGGAAACCCCGATCCGTCACGCAAAAAAGGGAGGAATGCTAATGCTGCAGAGAGGTAGCAGCGTGGTCGCCCAAGTGCCACCGGTAACATATTATCACAAAAATTAGGCTTTTGAGTCCGGTATTAGTCCGGAATTCGTCCGGAAACCTAGAATTTGGGCCACCGTCTCAACAATTTGCCGTCTCATTTCATAATAAACCGACCTCGATAACCGCAATTCGCACCATACTTCTATATTCTCAAGGTGTTCGTCGTATTTTAACCTCACAAGCTCCCGTTCTTGTTGCCCCAGGGCTTGTATAGCGTAGTCAAGCTGCCGCACCCGTTTGGCTTTCTCGCGTAGTTGGACAGGCATATTATTCTCTCTATCTGCATTCTGTATCGCATACCACTCAGTAGAACTTACCTCAAACCCGCCGAACACCGGAGCAAGTGAGTATTTGGCTACACCAACACTAGGTTCCCTGGTTAATTCTTCCTGCTCTGCCAACCACGCCATAACTTCCGCCGCCCATTGACGACGATGATACAACCACCGTTCCGTTCGCTGAAACCATTCTTCTCTTACATGGTGCTCGCTATCGCAAGTATATTCTTCCACGGTTCCCATTCACTCTCTCCTTTCCCGCGGTAGGGCACCACTTCAACCTGCCTATTACGTCTGTCAACAAGAAGAATGCGCCACAAACCAGGCTTGTGACGCAACTCAATAAGCATACCTTCCTCCAAAATACAAGGCCGCTCACGATAATCCGAAAGCGGCCTTGGTTTGGGAGTATGTTTCCATCTAATAACCGTCAATCTATCACCTCCAGGTCGTAGAACACATTGGGAGCAATCTGTTTCAGCTCCTGAAGCACTCTGCCGGCAACCTCGCGTATCTCCCATTGCGCTGCCTTGTCAAGACGCAGTTTGAGAATATGTCTCCATTCGCGAAAATTCGCCGTCATGACCAGTTCTGTCAGCCAACACTGTGGCAAAACCATGCGTGCGTCTTCTTTGGGAATGCCCATTTTTCTCATTTTTTGGTACGCATTGTAACAGATTTCTGCAGCTTGATAATAAAGGACGTATGCGTCCCGTTGGGCAGTAATACTTTGGGGTTCAATTATGTGAAACCAACAATCTTCTTCAACATATCTCTGACTTTTTTGGCTGTAACTTGCCAATCTATGCCTAACAAGCTGATGCGAACATGCCCGGCTGATACCACTTATTAGAAACGTCGCACTGGCATGCTCAAGCACACTCTCATGACCTCGTTTTATCAACTTGCGAATGAAAGGACCTGGGGCACCTTTGGATTGGGATTGATAACACACCCGGGCTGCTGTTTCGATGAGTCGTTCCGGGTTTGGAGTATGTTCAAGCAGGTTAACTTGCATTGTTTTACCCCTCTCTTACCTCTTCGCCTGCCTAGCCTTTATTGCCCTTCCTTGTCGCGCAGCCTTCGCCTTTGCGCGTTCCCGGCTGGTTTTGTTGCCGGGGGTATACGTATATGCCTTCCCATGCTTTCCCCACCGATAAGCTGGTTTCCCGTTCTTTCTGCATCGTTCTACTGGCATTCTGAATCATCCCTTTCGTACCATATCTCGATGTCTCCATTCTCAAGCCGTCTGGCCCTGTAATCCTGCCGCGGCCGTTGTTCTACAAGCTCGTCTCGGCTGATAATGAGACGGCCCTCACCGGTTGCCTCCAGCAGACGTTTTATCAGCACCTTGAAGGCCGTTTGTAACTCCACGATAGTCATCTCTCTTTCTGCACCTCCAACAAATCCAATATCCTTCGCCCACCCTAACAAAATTCGACCTCCGACCACACCTTGAACATTTGAAGAGAAACGGCACAACTAGAAATGTTAACCCTATAAACACAAGGAATAAAGGAATTATTGTTTCTCTCACAAGTCTCCCTCCAGCTTCTTGAGTACGGCTCTCTGACACTTCGTCAACCTCTCATACTCGCCGGCAATCGCCCTCGCCATCTGTGCGAGGACAAATGCGTCTACAACATCGTTACTTTCATGCTCAAATCCCCAGCGCTTGTACACAGCCAGACGCATTAAATCTTTCCGCGCGTTTCCTTTGCCTGTTGCGAATTTTTTGACAGACGCAGGTGGAATGTCCACATAAGGATTATCGCTCGCATACAACACCGAACGCACAACACCCCCCAGCTCGGCTAGGCCTGTAAGTGCCCTGCTATTTCTGATGTGATAGGCGTACCCCTCTATGGCAGTCAACATTACGTTAAAATCCACCATTATTTGAGTTATCTGGAATCGAATCTCTAATAGTCGTTCCATATCCTTTTCCTTCGACGCGACAACGCCGGAGGTAAGAACATCCCCGGCGCTGTTGACAACGACGATACCTGTCGATGTTAGGGACAGGTCTAATCCCATGTAGTTACTCATCGGAATCACCCTTTGCAGCCCGAAATGTATGAACAATTCGCCCGTCTCGCATATCCCAAACACACCTGCGCCAGCATCCGTTGCAAGGTTTTGCTTTGTTTTCCTCGACTTTAAACATCAAGTCTCTATTGTGTTTTAGACTCACACAGTGAATAATGTTTGGCGTTTCATGTATCCAAGGCATCAGCCTCTCACATCCTCCAACCGCATCACGTACACGTAAAAGCCAACATCCGAAACAATCTTGACCGGCACACCACGGAACATCAACTCGCCTGATTCCGTCTCATCGCATAAGCAACGAATATACGGTGGCCCCACAATTCCCAGCAGATCTCTGTCTCGACCAAAGAATCCCGCAGCCGCCTTGATCATCGCTTCCAGATTTTCTGCTAGCTTCATTGTGCGTTCACTCATTCATATCGCCTTCTTCCTCGATGTCTAACGACGTTTATTTGTCTCCCAGTACTGCCCATGCAAATCCAAGCCCACATCCGCCAGCCACAGTACAGATTTCGGCTCCCCATCGAGGGCCACCCAAAACCAGTATTGCTGCTGATGCTCCCAAAGCAACGCCTCCCAACAACACTGAGCCGGCAAACCAACGAAGATGGGACTTACGCACAGTAACCATCTCTTGCCGTTTTCCTTGTTCAGTCATTCTGCTTCCCCCTCTCGTACCACTCGCAACATCTTGCGCGCCCACTTTCTGTCTTCCTCTTTGAGACATTCTGGCAACTCGTCGTAAGGAAGCATGCATCGCTGCCATCGTTCTGCTCGTTCGGGGAGCAGCTCCTCAGATTCCATAAACGTCCTCGCCCACTGCATCCATTGCTCATGCTCCAACGCAGCCAGGCGTTCGACAAGGTTGCTGTCACGCATGGTTTTTTCTCGCAGTATCCTAGCCACAGCTTCAGCACAGGCTTTGGCCTGATCTTCAGTGCAACAGTCCGGTATTTTTAACTTCCAGGTGTCGTTGTTCCAAAATTTAAAATAAATCCCCTCAGTCAACCAACTCAACCTGCCTACATATTGGCCATCAATATACAAATAATCATAGGATGCTCCCTTTTTCCACTCCACCCGCTCAGGTTCTGCGATTGTGCTCTTCCGTTCGTCCAGGAACATCTCGCGCAGATCGTCTGGCACTGGATTCTGCAACATGAAGTTAACCCTCCTTAAACTTAGTCTGACTTTCCCTGACTAATCCTGATGTTGCGCGCCATTGGCAACATTTGCCAGGCATATTACCAACATTTACCGAGAAAAAATTTTCGTCAACCCCTTGACGGCATGACGCTGTGCTGTTATAATGTAGGTGCGAAACGAAAAAAAGGAGGATGACAAATGGAGAAAATCAAGAAAACGCTCTACCTGTCCCCGGCCGTAGAAGAACAATTGCGACGGGCAGCTTTCGAGGCTCGGAAGTCCGAGTCAGTCATCACCGAAACCGCCTTGCGGCGGTACTTTGAAAAGGAGGAGGAAACCATGGCACCATCAGCCAAGTGGGCTCAATTACTTGAGGAAAAATACGACGACCTATGCGACACCGCCGAAAAAATATGGCGCGGAGTGGCTCTCGCACGTGGCGAGGGCCCACACTGCGCCATTGAGCTTGACGCGGACGGCAACATCCACGTTGCCGAGTTTGCGACCGGGAACTCATTCTCGGGTTCCGTTTTCGAAGGCGAAGCCATCGAAGTGTTGCGCATCCAGCCGTTCGACCCATGTGAGGCGTGGCCGGAGGATGAGATCCCGGAGGACGAGGACGAGCTTGCCCAGGCAATTGATGCCTGGTGCGACATGGAAGAGGGATGGATTCCGGCGGCGATCGACCGCCGAATCGAGGAGCTACGTGAGCGTGCGGCCTGGGAGCGGGCCGCCGAAGAAGAGGAACGGGCGGCAAAAGAATACTACCGCCCGGTGACTCCGGACGCGCTCATTTCCATGCTGGATGAGTGCGCATACGGGGAGTCGGCCATTGCAAATCCGGAAGCCATGCTGGCCATTGCCGGCAGGGCCGAGGTTGTCCACGACTCGGATGGAGTCGAGTATCTCCGCTCCGTCCGAGGGCAGAATCCTGTCCCTCGCAACGCCGGCGAGTTACGCAAGCAGCTCCAAGCCTGTGAGCCGGAAGACCAGCCAGCGGAAGTCGCATACCAAGTCGTCCGGTTTGGTGACTCTGGTCCCGTCACCCAGATTATCTGGGGCTGGGGATGGAGCCGAGAGATGGAGAATCTCCGATAGTCGCTCACATCGTCCTGACGAGGCCGGGTGGCCCCCGGCCGAAACCACCCTCCGGGGTGGTCGGCGAAAGCCAAGAACACAAAAGGAAGGAAGTCATCAATGACAACAAAAATCTATCTCGAAGAGTACACATCCCCGGAGCTTCGGCGGCAGTACTACGACTACTACCGCCAGGAAGAAGAGAGTCCGTTTGTAGCCCTGGACCACATCACCGCCGAAATGAACGGAGAGGGTGGGCCACCGGAACGCGTCATCACATTTGCCTACGAGGGTGAAACATACACCCTCATCACCGACGTCTTCAACGTTTCCAGTTTATGGCTGGAAACACCTTGGGATCGGTCAAAGCCACGGCGTTTTATCGGCCGCTGCGAACTTCCGGCCGGGGAGTATTCCCCGGCAGAGATAATCGCCGCTGCCAAATGATCGGCCAGCCGGGAGCCCATCCCGGCAAATGCGCGTCTGCGCATTAACATTAGCATTAACAATGCAAAGGCCCCTCTTAGCAGGGGCCTTTGCTACAACTTGGGAAGCTCTCTGTTTTTTTACACCCACCTACAGCTATACAGCCCTACTAATGCCGGGTTTCCCCGGCGAGAATCATAGGCAGTCCCCCTCCCTAGCACCTCGCCGCTGGTGCATCACCGACACTATCCCTTTCACCTTAATCTACGTGGAGCTGAAGGGGTTCGTCTTCCCACCTTTCGTGATATTTGTATTTGCAAACCTCCGCGGTTGCGGCGTCGCCGGGAGAGTGTTGCCAATGTACTGTTCTAGCTTGCCACTTGTCTGGAAAGTATTGCCGCGATCTCTGCATCCGGGTCCCATGTACCAGCGCGTACAGCTTCATTCCAGGCGTGCAACAAGTTGGACAACAAATCTCCTTGCATATCAAACCTGAGCTTACCTTCGTCTACCAGTTTCTTTGCACGTTGATACAGCAAGCAAAACAATCCGAGTCGATAACCTTCAATATCGGTTCGAACAGCCGATAAACTCTTTCTAACACGTAGCTGCCGACGATAACGTAATCCTAATTCGTTGGCCTTTTTCCCTATACTTGTCCTCGACCGGCCTAGTTTTGCTTCCATTTGCCTATAACTCATTTTCCCAAAGTTTTCTTTGATAAAAGCAATTTCACCCTCAGTCCAAACCCTACGATGCCCATATCGTGCAAGGCCCAGCTTGGTATATGCTCTTTGTGCAACAGCCTCTCTGGTGCGTCCTAATGTTTCGGCCATTTCTATGAAAGACATTGAGTGAATATTTTTCTGGATGAATTCATCTTCTTCTGGCATCCACTTTCTGCCTTTCACACCAACCACCACCACAAGAACAACAAAAACGCCCACAACGGGACGCTTATTACCAATGCGAATATGATTCCTTTTACCGCATTAAGGTCAGGATTCACTAGACGTCACCTTCTCCAATGCTGCTAACACTTCATCTGCCTTAAACATCACACGAAGGCCACGCCCGTCCATGTCGTCTTGTACAATTTCTCCCTTTGGGCCACCAGGCCACAACCGTCTTGTAGTGCGCTTCCCCAGTCGGCCTGGTATCAGAAAACATACTGGTGCGTCTTCGCACCCCAGCAACTGTTGTTGTTGCCGGCAGTGTTCGGCTATTTCATCTCTCGTCACCAACATCACCTTCTTCCAACGCTGCCAATGCTTCTTCAAGTTCGCGTACGGCTGCTCCAGTTCGTTTGCACCAGTCCCCGAGTAGGAATTATTTTCCTATATACTTGCAAGGGCCTGCTGCTTGCTAACTCCCCGTCTATAACTTTCCATGCTATCAGTTCACCGTCTATGTCTTCCCACGGCCCAGGGGTAGCTTGCTTCGTTAATTCCCAATCTTTTTGCCAGTCGCGTTTAGTCATCAAGAATACCCTCCAATACAGCTAACAGAGCCACTTTGCAAACAGCTTCTGGAGCTGTTTTGCCAGACGCATAAATTCTACCGCCGCCAATTTCGCAAATCCATTTATCAAAACACTCATATCCAGTTTTAGTAGGTCTCTCTACTCGGACATATGTTTTCTTGTTTAGTTCCTTTAGAATTTCCCACGCTGCTGCTATGTCTGTACTTCTGGGTTTTGGTTGTTGATAATGTGTCGTGTCCTCGCCCCATGTGCCCTGATATCCGCATTTAAGGCAGAACCACCCATCGCTAGAGATTGGTAGTTCGCCAATCTCGCCATCACATTCCATTCCTTCTTTCCAGCCAAAAAAAGTAGATTCAACCAGCTTATCCAGCTCTCTCCCTGGTTTCATTGCTAGAATTTCATCCCTAGTCATCGGAATCATCCTCCTCTACCTGACACATGATTACAGTTTTACTCTTCCATTCTCCGCACCAGTCAGCATAGGAAGTCACTGGCCACTTAGGATAATCCAAATATCTTGCCGGATATCTATGACATTCTCCCTTACGTGTACTTTCTTCTACCCACCATGCACACGTCTGGCATCTCCGTTCCATCGCTGCTGTTTCATTTCTCGCCAACTCCACCCCGCCTTTCGCTATCATTCTCCTTGGCCAAATCTGCAATCATCATTGCGAAATTTGCTATGTCTACAGCCTCTTTGACAACATCACTTTTGGCTGTAGTGTTTAGTGGGTTATTCCATGCATGTTGATTAACTTTGGAAAGTGCAATTGCAAGCTCAAAGACCTCATCAACTAAGCGACGAAATAACCAGTTAATATTGCAATCTTTCCAACCACCTTTATAATCATTTTCTTGCAAGACGGTTTCCATTTTTTCAGCAAACCAGCATACCTCACGACGAGTATTCAACTCCACCCCGCCTTTCTGTCTATGTAACGCAGTAGTCGAATGCACACAGCACCAATGTCAACTACTTCGGCTCTGATACTTGCCGGAAGGCCGTTCATTTTTATCTCGTCCCACAGTTCGTCCATCTCTTCTTTAAGGATCGCGTATGCTTCATGAAGCGAATGGTATTCCGGAAACTTAGCGTCAGCATCCTGCACTGTGTCCCATATCTCGCCAAGCACTTTGGCCTTCCAACGAGTGCTGTACTCGGGATCTGCTTGCAGGTATCGTTCTATCGGAACTGCGCACTCCCAATCACTCATTGCATGTTACACCTCTCTTAATTTCCTGCAATTGCTATTTCTTTTAAGACACTATCTGCGTCATAACGCCAGTGATCCATCAATGCCCTCGCTGTATCACGTATTGCCGTAGAGCCTGGCAAAGCTTGTATTTGCGCGTTTCTGATTTGTTTCTCACGCAAACGTTCATAGACTCGTCTAAACTCTCTACCTAGCCATTCGCCCTGGTCGCTTTGAGCAATAGTTGCAATACCTCCCATAGCCTCAACTGCTTTGCCAATTACCGGGTTCGACCATTGAGCCAATTGCGGAGCTGTTGGACACCATCCATGCCTAGCATAGTCCTGTACTTCTATCCATGCTTCTTCAGCATCCGGAAGCGCCGTCATTAGTTCGGCAACTTCCTGACGTATTTCTGCAATGGTAGGTAACCATTTAGATGAAGTAATCAAGCGTTTAACAGCCTCCGACGTTTCTTTGGCTGGCAAATCTTTCAGCATGTTTTCATAAACCGTTATTGTTTCTCTCGAAAATTCAGTTCGCGGATAAGCACTTTGCAGAACCTTGACAATTGCTACCACCTGTTGTTCATTCAAAGTCAAGCCCTCCCATCATGCCAAGTTCTAGCATCCGCTGATCAATAGGACTCATGCCTTGTTTCTTCTGCCGTCCTTTGCGTTGGGAATCGCGTTTGAGTCGGTCATATTGCAGGCGAAATTTGCGCATACTGAGAATGTTGACACACCAAAACTCATCTTGCTGACACCATTCCATTAGTTTGGCGGCATCTTGCGGATCTCGTTTATCAAGACGGACCATCCTATCAGCTTCGGTTGCCCAAGATTGAAGGGCTTTGGGGTTATCAGGAGGAACCTTGGTTGTTTCGTCACGTTGCAGAATACAGAAGCGGAGATGTCTGGCTAGTTCCAAGGGTATACTTCCTGGGGGATACTTGAGGGGTTGCGAATCGTCAGAGTCGCAACATTCTTTATACCCTATATCATTCTTATCATTCTTATCATTCTTCTTATTGTTCTCAGTGTGTTCTCGGTCTGTTCTCAGTCTGTTCTCAGTGTGTTCTCGGTTAGAGGGGTTTCCTTCTTTTTCACCCAGGTTATACTGGGGGTTTGCCTGTTCTCGGCCTGTTCTCGGCTCCTGGTAGTTGTTAAGGGTTTGATATTCGTTGTAATTCACAACTGTAAATAAAGTACCTAGCTGTGTCTGCTTAGTGGTGATACGTCCTTCAGCTTCCAATTGCGCTATCAGTTTCTTGATAAACGACAAGCTGTAAGTACGCACCGCATTGTTTTCAACGTATGCTAAGTCTTGTTGCAGTTGCCTATATGATCTAAGCCATTGCCCACGTTTTAGATGTATGTTAGAGGTGATAGTTACGCCTTTGTGACTATGTACTGCATTGCCATAAATGAGAAAGAACATCCGAAACTGCGGGATGTTCTTCCATATGGCATGCTCAAAAATGTCCCTAGTCGTTATAAAACCTCCCGGCAAGTTATCACCTCCGCTGATGCATACCTCATGACAAACTGCATATACTACATACTGAGGGAAACCATGCCTCACGCACCCGTCACAAAAGAAAGGGCCGGCGTTTAGCCAGCCGTCTCAATACGTCGCAATTCCAGTTCTTCACTGGGGATAAGTTCGCCCGGCCCAAATTCCTGTTGTAAATACTCATCTGATATTGTCGGAGAACAAAAGTCTCCAACCTGCCGTGCCCCATTCAGCGACACAAAACACAGGTTGTTGCTATTCTTGCTTCGCACTATCAAATATGCAAAGCCTTCATGTGTCAGCCATATGTCTCCTCGCCGTGGTTGCCGTTCTGATTTGGGTTTAGACAGGTTGATTTTCATTCGCTTCCTCCTCCAAAACAAACTGGTCTGCTATCGGCGTCCCACAGAACGGGCAATAATTGATGATGACGCCTTCTCTGTGATAATCACCAGACCGTAGAAGAATGCCAGTTTTGCCAGTCTCGCCGTTTGACAACACCAGCAACGACAACCCTGCTCGTTTGCTCAGGCTGACCCCCTCAAGTGCTTTATCGAGTAGCTTGCAAGGCATAATGATGTCATCCTGCACATAACATTTCTTCCGTTCCCAATGTCCCCACTTGACTTCGTGTCCCTGTCTTGATGTCGTGGCCTCACGCCGAAGTTCGATTGCCTGCAGTTGTTCATCAGTCAGCATGGTTGTCTTCCTCCCCCTCCAGCTTGTCTACTGCTTCCTTAAGAATCTCAATAACACACTTGGGACACAAATCGCCGTCTTGTATGTCTTTGCCACCATTCTGACGCCAAGAAAAAGTGACGCTGACTATAGCATCTATGATTTCAGCTTGTTCAACGTAGTGTAGACGTAACAATTGCTTGTTAGCTCTTTCATTAATTTCCACACCACATTTGTCACAGGTCATAATCGTGATCGTTGTCTGCATCAGCGAATCACCTCTACTTCAACTACGTCGTCGTCGCCGTGCTCGTCGATATAGGCGTCGATGTACTCTTCCAGCACATAACCATCCGGAGTCTCATATACCTTGTCGTTCGACCAAATACGCCGGTGACTATAAGCGCACCAATAGCCCGTAAATTCAGGGCCGTCATGTGCTTCATACCCCAACTCTATTACTTCTCGACGTGTCAGCATCTCCATTTCACGCCACCTCCACGGCGCCACCCCAGGCAACCAGTTCTTCCTCGTGTGCCTCTTCGTATTCGGCCCAGCAGTCTTCACAAACATAACCACCCCAGGGCAAGCAGTATCGCCGTTTCCACGCATACAGATCATCGCCACACTGGTCGCACTCGCCGATAGGTTCTGGTTCTCGTTCAGGCCGAGTTATGTAATAGTCAAAATCCCTTGCGCTTACTATCACTGCAGTCTCCTCCCCTACAAGCTATTTCCACAAATACAAAACCGTCGTCCATGTGACGACGGCAAACAGACAAACAACTAATCCCAGCAATGCTTTAACATCATCCTTTGTCATATCAGAAAGGGACATCGGAGTAATCATCATCTGATGACGTAGAATGTGCCCCCTCATCACCTTCCTTCTTGTTCCCCAGGAATTGGACAGATTGGGCTACCACCTGGGGAGTGTACCTGTTGTTCCCCTGCTGATCTTGCCAGCGAGATATTTCCAATCGCCCATCCACTGCAACTTGTCGTCCCTTGTCAAGATAGTTGGCGCAATTCTCAGCTTGTTTTCCCCATGCAACTATGTTGATAAAATCAGTTTGACGTTCGCCGTCCCGATTCTTATATGGCCTGTCAACGGCAAGGCGAAAATCTGCCACTGCCTTGCCGTTGCCAACATAACGCAAAGTGGGAGCATCGACGAGTCTCCCAATGAGAATAACCCTATTCACTCACCGTTGCCTCCCGTTCTGTTTGGAACTTCACAAACGACGTTACTGCTCTTTCAGCTCCTCCGTTTTTCATGGCAATAATCGTCTTTCGTAAGTCTTCCGGCGATATGTCAAGGAAACTTTCTGCACCATATAATGACTTAATCCACTCTTTCACCATGTCCGAATCAGCATTACCTAGCGTTTCTCGGGCTTGTGCAAAAAATTGCTTTCGCAACCGTTTAAGTTCCTCATCCTCGGCCTGTGTGGTTGCTGGTGGTGGTATTGGTGCATCCGTACCACTTTCCAGCCATTCACGAAGTTTCTGCCCTGTTTCTTGCGTGATGGTGCAGTACTGGCCGTCGAACAAGCCAGTCCGATCCTTGCTGGCTGCTGCAGTATGTTCTGTCTGCAACAAGTCAAAGAAAATAGTGAATTCGTATTCGATACCATCCCTAAATACTGGCGCCAAACCAACCTTTCTAATGTTGGTTTTGTCCCCATTCTTTTCAACCACGTATTCCGTTTTGGCTCTAAGAGTAGCTATCACGTGGGCCTTACAGCCCAAGATAGTATCTACCAGCTGGTTGTGCAATGGAGTTACATTTCTCCAGGCTGTAAAGCTATTACCTGTCTTGGCTGTCGCTTTGTCATGGAGATCCAACATACCACCCTGGCCAGCCCATGCATGAGAAAGCGAATCTATGATGATGACTTCAAAACCGGCGTCCTCAGCAGCTTTGATGGCTTCGATGTACTTCTGTGGCGTGAAAGGTGCTTCCAGCGCAGCATAAGCATAATCGCCAAGGTGCGCATACAACTCGCCACTGCCAGACTCCGTATCAATCAAGGCCACCTTATCAGGACTGCTAGCCAACCCAAACGCCATCAACAATGACGAATACGTCTTCCCCGAACCAGAAGGGCCACTTAATGCGACCCTTGCCTTAGCCTTACGTCTCTCTGCCTTTCGGAATTGAATTGCCATTGTATTCCTCCCCCTCTTCTAACTAGCTGGTTTTCACAGAGAAAGATTCACTTTCTGGTTCCTCAACAGTCACAAACTTGATAGTTTCCCCTGTTTCAGTGTCCACTACGTCCCTGCCAATGACTTTGATCCTCTTCTTAAACTCACCCCACCGGGGTTGCAAGATGGTTGCAACGTATTCGGGAGCTTCTTTGCTGGCCCATGCGATGAAAGCATCGGCATCGTAAGCCAGCTTCGGCTGTTTCTTTCTCACTGCTAACGTGCCGTTGGGCAGTTTATAGGATTTTTTCTTGCCCAACGTTCCACTTTCCCGAAGTTTGCCAAAGTATATTTTCAGCAACCCCGTCATAAACTCTATGGTGCGCTTGTCTTGTGCATCCTGTTGACTTTGCCATGCCTGCAGCTTTGCCATTTCGGTTTCAACAAACTCGGCCCGTTCCTGTATCCGTTTTTCAGCCTGAGCGATTTTCCTCAACGCCCAATCGGCCTTGTCATCGTTATCAATAACAAAACCTTCCTGTTCGGCCTCTACTTGGCTGTCAAGATACTCTAAGTATTCTTCTGCCATACTCATGCTGTCTGTTCTCCCTTCCACCCTAGCCGTCGCGCCAAGGCATACAACTGTTCCACCAACTCCGAAGCCTGTCTCTCAACCTTGTCGTCAACGTTGTCAATAAGCCGGGAATCCAGATCGTCAAGCCGTGTGGCTATGTCCCACGCTTCCTGTGCGAACGTCTGTTGTCCTGACATCCTTTGTCCCTCCCTCTCTTTCTTATGGGCTATACGTCACCATATAGCCTCGGTCCCTCGCCGTGACCAGTACCCTACCGGGAGTAGGCCCGTGCTCGCCAGGGACACTGCTGATAACGGAGCAACCCCGTCTCTTACAAATTAGTTGTCAAGGTACGATATCATCAACTGGCTTCAAACCACTCAACAAATGCACGCTTAGGTATCCGTGTCAGTCGTCCAATTTTCTTGGCAGGCAATTCTCCTGTCCGGCAACGGCGATAGACTGACTGTACTGAACACTGCAATAATTTCGCTACTTGTTCCGGCGTGAGTGCTTCAGGTAGTTCTTCCAATTTCACCGGTTTATTCCCGTCATGATTGGCCATACTATTATCACCCCCTTACCGTTGCCGATATACACCGTTACTTTTACGTTCGTTCTATGTCTTCATTGTACGCTAGTTATTCCTGCGTGTCAAGGGGTTAACGCAAGTTTTTCTCGCGAACTTGTGTCTTTTCCTGTTGTATAAAGAAGCCTACAGATATATAATGGGAGGTGCGCTACGCAAAATAGAAATGGGGGGGAGGAAAGTTGTAATGGCAACAATGGGAGAACGCATACGAACATTGAGAAAAGCTCGAGGTTGGTCACAAGATGATTTAGCAGTTAAGCTAGATCTATCACGTGGAGCTATTAGTTCTTGGGAAGACGATCGCAACAAACCAACAGTGGACAAACTCGAAAAACTAGCTGACTTGTTTAACGTGTCTATGGATTATTTGGCAGGCCGAACAGAAAAGGACGGGAAAACAGACGTGCCGCCAGACGTGTTGGTATCCACATTTCCACGCGAACATTTAGCAGGTTATGATCAGTTGTCTGATGATATGAAAGAAGCAGTGGATCATGTTTTGAAGGCTGTCTTTGAAAAATACGGACGTAAGAAAAAACGGTAAAACAAGGAGGTCATTCAAATGGTATCCACGCTTACCATCTTTCGCGATATCAGTCGGGCTGGAATTGCACTCGAATGGGGAAGCTTTGCAGGGGCATATTGGGGCTTATATATATGGCATCCTGCTTTAGTCAGGCCAGTGATTGTGCTTGAAGACGAATTACACACACAAGAAACCAAGCTTAGAGAAGTTTGTGCCCACGAACTTGGCCATCACTATAAGTACGTAAATCTTTTTCCGGCAACGGCTGTTTCCCGGCATTACATCTACGAAATTGAATATGGACGTTCAGAGGGATTAGCTACGCGTTGGGCTGTTGACTACCTGGTCCCTGAAAGAGAACTTTTGCCATTACTACATAAACAATACTCGTTGGAAGAACTAATGGATCACTTCATGGTAGGCCCAGAATTTATCTTGAAACGGATGGAACATCTGGCCTATGAGAAAATCGGAGCAGGTGGGTGCAATTGTAATGAAAGGCAATATCCAGAAGCGGGGTAAAAATAGTTATCGCATCCGTATACATCTTGGTTATGACGCCAAAGGCAAACGTCACTACTACACAGAAACAGTGCATGGCCGTAAGAAAGATGCAGAAGCACGCCTTGCAGAACTATTAGTTGAGTATAATCATGATCAATTGGTACAACCTGATCAGGTTACTGTAGCGCAATACATGGACAAATGGTTGCAGACTTACGCTAAACTCAAAGTCCGTGAGACTACATATGCCCGGTATGAAAGTCTTATCCGTGTTCATGTCAAGCCTAACTTCGGCGAACGACGTTTACGGGATCTGCGCGCAGAAGAAATCCAAACTCTCTATCGAGAACTGCAATCGCGTTTAAGTAACCACAGCATTCGCCGATTACATTATGTACTTCATGAAGCTTTGAAGTATGCTGAACGTTGGAAGTATGTATCTCAGAATATCATGAAACAAGTAGAACCCCCACCAGAACCTGATACAGAAATGGTGATTTGGACTGAAGAAGAAGTACGACGTTTTTTAGAGGTCTCTCAAACAAACCGACACTATGCTTTATTCCACTTGCTTTTGCATACTGGCTTGCGAGTAGGGGAAGCTCTTGCTCTTAAATGGCAGAATACTGATCTTGACAACAGAACGCTTCTTATTACTCATACACTACGCCAAGCAGGACGCAAACCAAAATTAGGTCCCACTAAGCGTAAAAACTCCAAACGCTTAATTCCTATTGTTAAACCGGTAGTACAGGTTTTGCAACAGCACCGAATTAAACAAATGGAACACCGACTAGCCCTGGGTTCTGAATATCGCGATATGGGCTTTGTATTTGCTAGTGAAGTAGGAACACCGTTGAATATTAGCAATATCCACAGGCGACATTGGCGTCCACTCGTCCAAAAGGCCAAAGTGCCTTATATCTGCATTCACAACTTACGGCATACTGCTGTCAGTTTGCTCATCCGGGCTGGTGTTGACATCACAACTATAAGCAATATTCTCGGCCATTCTAATCCCACGGTAACTCTCAATATCTATAGTCACCTGTTGCCAGGTGCGAAAGAAGACGCTATGGAACGGCTTGCGCGGTTAATAGACGCGCCTGGTGACCATTTGGTGACCAAAACGACAAACAATCCCTGAACGTAACCAAAACTCAACGCGTTAAACCCCCTCTAGCAAGGGGGTTTCATATGGTAGCCCCGAGAGGACTCGAACCTCCGACACACGGTTTAGGAAACCGTTGGTGCAACCGTCCAGTACCATTCGGCAATGGCCTATAGGTTTATACACTGGTTTTTTGCTTTTCATTAGGTTACACTGGAAACACGATGTATCAGCACTTGGTGACCTTCTGGTGACCAATCAGACTTCGTTCCTTTTGAGGATCTCATTAGGTTACGTTTAAGGCATAATCCTTCCAGAAGCCCTCAGAAAGCCTCCAAAGGCCCGAAAGGGGTTGTCATAGTCCTATGATACCAAGAAGCCGGGTTTCGGCCCTTCTAGCCCTTCTGAGACGGCGTAGAAGAACAAAGAAATGACTAGCACTTCGATTTATAAGGAAGTGTATTTGTTGCCGACATAAAAAAAGATATTTCCTGCAAACTTGAAGGTGTTTGGAAATGGCCCAGCGAACATTAGGAATTCAAGGAGGGACAAAAGTGAAGAAGATAATATTATCACTACCAGTTATCGCCGTATTGTTTCTTTGCTTTAACGCACTTGTCTTAGCTGCTGATTTCAGCGTTTCTGCTAGCACTTTTGAGGACTTGAAGTGGTACATTCTCATTGATGTAACAAGAACCCCCGGAACATTCGAAGGCGCTGATTTCGACAAAGTTATCACTCTGGAAAACGGTCTTACATTTGAGTTTATGGAATATCATTACACTTATGCTTATCGTCCTTCGGTTCTTGTATGGGCCCGAACAGTTGAACTGGAAAATGGGCAATCAGTTGTAGTTTGGAGACTCTTAATTGACGATCACGTCTACAAAGTAATCAAGAAGTGACAATATACAACCCCCTGCCACTCGGCAGGGGATTTTACTCAAGCTACTTCATCATCTTCTCTGCTTAAAATCCCTTCTTTAAGCAAGTCCAAAAACTCTGCAAGCTGTGGTTCAATCTTCTCTCCAGGAATCGCACCAGCTAAAACCTTGCCACTAGTTATTACAAACTCACGTACATTCGGATCGTCATTCACCCGATCGAGGATGTAGGCAATTACGTCCACCATAAGGTTAACCTTCATTTTCTCAAACATCTTTAGCACTCCTTTCAGGATAAGTAAACGAAAACTAAACATCATTCCATCTGGTTTTTCGATCTCTTACATCAACATGGACAAAACCTTGTTTTCGATACGTTCCAATACCACCAAAACCTATAGCATCTGCACAGTTTGCCAGCTCTTCAACGTCCAAGCCTTCTACCCGGATGTCTGCTGCTTTCCCTTGCATATGTTGGCTCTTAGGCGCCCCTCCAATGGCTTTGTTATGTTCAGGGCATCTATACCCACTAAGCACATGAATAGGCCGTTTAACGGCGTTTCTGAGGGCTTCTAAACGCATTATCAGACGTGGGTCCAGCTTTACACGTTGACAACATTTGCATTCAAACTCGCACAACTTGAAGTTATCTGATATACGAAGATCGTTAAGCAATGCCAACCTTCCTCGCCATGTATTGTCGTTCTATTTCATGAACATCCAAGCCTGAACTCTTAGCAACTACGATAGTCAGCAATCTTACCGTCTTATCCAATTCTTTGATGGTAGGTTCCAGTCTCATAAGAACATACATAGCCACAACGGCTGCAAACCCAAACTGTGCTATCCATTGCCAAGTAGTCCCTTCCACAACAGCACGTCCTTTCAGTTAACAAATAAGGCCCTGAACATTCAGCTCAGGGCCTTCAATCCAACATTTCTAGTATCTCGTCTATTCCTTTGTCCAGGTTTTCCTCAATAGCCTCCAACCACTTATCCGGATTTTCCAGCAACGAAACATCTTCCCATAACATCTCATATGGATCTCTTTTCAGTTGTCTGACTTTCTTTTCTACTCTTTGTCCCCACTGCTGTAAGTCTGTGGCTTCATTCCGAATATAGAAGTTTGTGAAGAACGTCTTTATGAGACGCCCCACCAATTCAGGTGCTGTACCATAAACCTCTTCAAACAAGCCACTCGGTTGTAACATTGATTGAGCATGGCGCAAAGGTGGTGCCAAAGCCATTAGCAACCGTGCTTCTCGTTCTGGTATTTCCCATTGCCCAAACAACTTAATAGTATCGTCTGGCCCAATAACTCTTTCAGTAAATGGATCAAAGCCAAACGCGCCAATCATCAAAGCCTGTGCTAATGGCCCTCCACCTGCCACTTCTTTGCCCAAACTCCCGATGACATTCACAACACTTCTTCCGACATCGCTGACACTTCGTATAGGCCCCTTCCCCAAACTTAAAATATCCATAGCAGGTATAGAATAGGTTGTAGGCCATTGAATGACATTCCCTGTTCTTGTTCTGCCAACTTGCCACGGTTGCGTTTCTTGCAACCACTCTGGAAGTGTCTCTTTGTCTTGAAGTTCTTGCCCGTATTCTATAGCACCCTGCAATTTTGGAAGCAAACCAAACTTGCCGGGTTTAGTAGCAAACATCTCAATTTGTAACGGGATATTTTTCCGCGGCCAAGTGTAAAAAGGCAACCAACGTCTGGCGACATTTTTCTCCCAATCGCTTAGCTCTGTATAGTCAAACAAGAATTTCTTCACGTCATTTGCTGCTGCTTTAGGGCTATAACCCTTTGAAAGTCTATCCACGAACATTGACAATCGCATATGGTTTTCAATTGCTCTGTTCGCAGACATAATTGGTTGCGCTGGTTTTGTCAACTGGCTAACCCAGTCGCCTCCCACTAACTTCTCACGCAACGTTTTTTCGGTAGCCGTAGCAAAAAGGCCTGAATCATAAACACCAAGCCGTTTGGCTTGTTCTAGCACTTCCTTATAGGTTAGGTTTGTTCCCTTGAGCTTCTTAGAGGAACCAACCATTGCTCTCAGACCCCGCACCAACGATGCAGGGTTCATATCACCAAGCCATAGGCCATTCCACAGATTACCAATAATGTTATTGGCAATCCATTTTGGTGTTGCCAGAGTATACGGTTTCCAGAATCGATAGAATGTATCTATGGCTTTGATAATAGGATCGAGTTTTTCCGGATCCATTGCTTTGGCATATTTGGTTAGAGCTTCTCGCGCTTCATCCGAGAACAAATACCCCTCTACCTTGCTTCCAAACCTTTTCTTCATTTCATCCGTAGGTGGTTTAAAACCTACTGGCATGGTATCACCAGCAGGTACTGCCCATTGTGGATTGGCTTTCACCTCATCAATAAACTGTGCACCAGCACGAGCAGAAGCAGAATACATATCGCGCACAGTTTGAACAGCTATGGGGTCTACCTGCAACAATTCTCCCTTAAACCCAGGAATCAATTCTCCGGTTCTAGCCAGCTCATTTATTTCTTGAGCTGTTAACCCCCGAATATTTCTAGCCCGTGTGGACGGGTGTTGTGAAGCTTGTTTAATGACTTGCTCCCACGTCAGGCCTGCTTTTTTCATAGCTTCCCGCGCTTCTTTAGTCCGATAATGCCCCATATAAGCTACTAATTCATCATCAAGTGGGGAAATATCTATTCCAGCCTTTATTTCAGCCTGTAGAATCTCATCCTGGTGTTTACGTATTCTGTTGCGAAGTTTGACAACATCTTCAGGTAAGGTTTCTATCAACGGCCTTTCAACATGGCCAAGTATCTGTTCCATCCCCTCAACCCGGGCAGGAATCCGTATTTCTTGGCCTACTCGTATCAGATCCGGGTTATCAATCTTGTTGAGTTTTGCCAATTCCTCAACAGTTGTGTTGTTAGCCTTTGCTATTTCGCTAAGCGTATCGCCAGGTTTGACAACATAAGTCCAGGTTGAAGGTGGCCCAACAGGAACCTCTGAAGCAGATCCCACTAATCGAGGTTGCACAATATCATTGCCTTCACCGAAAACTAATGTTGGCCGTTTCGGTATCGGTTCTTCCATCTGTTGCCGTAAAGTTTCACGAAAATCAAGCAGACCCTGAACTTCTTCATCAGGAGGAACTCGCATTAAGAAACGTTCACTGCCATATCCTTTTGTCAAACGTTCTTTTATAGTGCCGGCAATATAGTTGGCTATATCATCTTCGTGTTCAACACCATTACGAATATAGGTGTATGATTCGCCTAACAACACCTTCAACGGATCTTTGCGTATCTTCTCCAAAGCTTGTTTTGCCCTTTTGGTATCCAGATGCTGTTCTTTTATCCAGTCAGGATAGGTAGAAGGTTGCCCCCCCCATTCCCCCTCATATGTGCTGAATCGGAACCCCGGCGTCCCTTGTTTGATTTCCCGAAGCATTTCATCAACATGATATATAACTTTTTCTGCCAATTGTTCTTCTGTTTCGCCTAAAGCTTTTTTTAATGCTTCAAGATTAGCCAAAGCATTAGGATCTGCTTTCTTTACCCATCGGCCCTTGCCGACAACTTCACCGCCGGGCACACCTTCATCTATTGTCAAACCAGCAGCACCAAGGGAAGGTTGTCTTATTTCATACTTCTTCTCCAAAAGCTCCATCATGGCTTCGCGCGAGATACCAAGATTTTTTTCTATGTCTTGCATAGCTTGCTCAAAAGGAATGTTGTTCTTAATAGCTTCATTCCTCATATGTTCGGCAAGCGCTTCGTATTCTCGCGATAACTGCCACAATTCTTGGTCGCTAATTGGCCCCTTAGCAGACAAGTATCTCGTCAAAAGTTGGCCTGCTTTGGATTTTCGGAAAGCATTCGCCCAATCTGCTAAGTTGTCAAACACAACCTTGTTTATTTTCTGAGGAGTTATAGATTTCCCAGCAAAAGATAGCAGGGCCCTTCCACCTTTTACAGGTGCGCCCAAACCCAAGTAATTGCCTGGATCCAGTGCAATGTCACCTGTTAAACCTAAACCACGCACCATGATAAATTCAGGCGCTTTAAGCCATGCAGCTCTCAACCACCCCGGCCAGTTTTGTGTTCGTTCTTCCCAGGTTTTCTGCCATGCTTCTAGCTGTGGTTGGAACAGTTTGCCGGCTACATCGAGATAACTGCCTTTCGTCTTGCCTGAAAGTCCTTCTAAAATGGCAGTCCCAATAGGTTTCTGCCACTCTTTAGGATATGAACCATAACCACCGATACCAGTTCGCGCCAGAAGTTCATTCACAGCATTTGCACTTGCGTACTGTCCTCGTTGAAGCAAGTCAAACAAAGACATTACCGCGCCAGTGCCATACTTGTAAACGGCATCCATAGCCTGGCCTATTGGTGCACCCATAGGAACATTTACAAACTGTTTGCCGGCATAATCCTCAAGAGAAAAGCCCTGCTTAACATCTTCAGGGCTTTTTTCTTGAGTGCCCATTTCTAGCCAAGGATTTGAAGGGTTTACCTGTTGAGGCGTATCTTGCAACCAGGGGTTTGTTTGTTGAGGCGCATCTTGCAACCAAGGATTTACCTGTTTCTCATCTTCCTGCAACCAAGGACTAATCGACATTGGTATCGCCTCACTGTGCCATTGCAAGCTTTATCAAAAACTCAAATTGTGTATCCAGTAGTTCGGCATCTTCAACGTTTTCCCCCGGTTTGATAAGCCCCCACCGTTCCCATCTGGCACGTTTCTGGTCAGGGCTTAATTGTCTATAAGCAGCAATTGCATCTTCTGCAGTTTTAAAATTGTCTGCCAAGAAAGACTGCAACTCATCTAACATTGTTCCCTGACGTGGTGTAACAACCAGGTTTGACGTTTGTTGCTCGGCAACATTGGCCCCATTTTCTTTTCTCATCCCAGCCATCTCTAACAAATCATCCAAAGTTATCGTTCCAACATCATAGCCTTTTTCAGCCAGCTTAGCGTACGCAACCGCGCTCCATGGATCTAGCCTGGTAGCACTAACTGCGCTTGCTAATGTCCCTAAACCAGTCCATTTAGCGCGTTCCTTCGTCAAGGAAACCTCTGCCCATGCTTTTTCAAGCAACGGCTTGAACAACTCTTTGGCTTGTTTGGTTTCTACACCAAGTTTTTCTATTTCCTTGATATATTTTTCAATGAGCTTTTCCCTGGCCTGAATGTCTTTGTCAAGAAGTTCTACTTTTTTCGCTGCTTCGTCGACGAAACTACGAAACGTTTGTTCGGCGCGTTTCAATTCGTTTTC